TGACCACATCTTCACAGAGTCTCATTCTATGAGGGACATACCAAAAAAGGCAGTATGCCCAAAGTGTAGTGGGAGGGCTGTACGAAAGTTCTCACTCGTTTCTCTTAGAGGAGAAACTGTGAGTAAAGGTTAAGGAGGAAAACTTAAAATGACACAGGACATTACAGATGATGTTCAACAGGAGCAAGTTTCTACAACGGAACTAGTTTCACCCGCAGAGGAAGTTAAAGAGACTACCACTGCCCAAGCACTAACAGAAGAAAGAGTGCAAGAACTAATTGCCCAAGCAACGATAAAAGCAGTTGAAGAGGCAAAAGAAGCGGGCAAGAGGGAACTACAAAGTGCCCAAGACCGTAACAAAGCAGAATTAGCTCGGATGGAACGGAGAGCTAAGACAGCAGAAACTACATTAACTGCTGCCCGAACTCAAGTACAGAGTATAGACCCAGAAGTAGCTAAGGAAATGGAACTTGCTGAACTCAGGGCAGAGAAGCAGGCTAGAACTACTGAGGAACAACAAGATATTTTATCACAACAGCAGTCCAGTCAAGCCAAAGAAGTCCAAGAGTCTTTGAACGCCTATTTAGGGGAACTCAAGATTGACCCCAAAGATGCTAGATTGGATTGGGCAGATGATGCTAAGGACTACATTAGTGGTAGAACTAGATTTGATGCCTCGGTAGCTAAGATTATTACAGAAGAACGACAAGCTGTTGAAGGCAGTTTGGCAGAAAGACTGAAAGCACTAGAAGCTAAGATTACAGCAGGAGAAATAGAAGCAAATTCAGTCAACACAGCTGCTTCGGTTGGAGTGGTTGAAGGTTCGGATGAAGACTTTGTTAAGAAGTTTGCGAGCTACGAGATACCTTACAACAAAGCAAATGTTGACAGGTACAACAAGATACAAAATTCATAACAAGGAGAAATAGGAAATGGCAGGAAGTGGATGGATAACAACTGCTGGACTTGCTGATAGTTTGGATGATGTCCGAAGTTCAGCGAGGATAGTACGAGAACAAGAAGGTGGGATGCCCAACTTGGTAGAGAAAGTAACTTTGGGTGATGGCGTTGGTCTATCTTGGAAGGAACTAAAATATGACCAGTTGACTGCCCAAGCTGTTACTGAAACTACAGAACTTGATAACCCACAGGCGATAACCGATAGCCTAATCACTATCACTCCTAGCGTTGTTGGTCTTGAGACCTTTATCACTGATAGGGTGAAAGCTAGGATTAGCAAGAAAGGGTTTGCCAAGATAGGGAGTTTAGGGCAGAACGCAATACAACGGAAGAAAGACGAGGACGGTTTGGTTCTGTTTGCTAGTGCAACTGGAACTGCCGACCCTGGGGCTGGTAACACACTGGCTAGTGGCTATATAGCTGCTGCGTCTGCTAACATTACTGGTAACACGACTGAGCCTGGGCATCTGCCCATTCGGTGTGTGTTACATCCGTTCCAGATAAAAGACCTCTATGACGAACTGGTAGCTGGTATTGGTACTTATGTACTAACTGATGGTGACACAGCTAGAGTGTTCAAAACTGGTTTTACCCTGCCCATAGCTAACGCTGAGGTTTATCCTAATGGCAACATCACGATAGATAGTTCTAGTGATGCTAAGGGTGGCGTGTTTGCTATGGAGGGCATCGTGCTGGTTCAGGGCAGGGCACCGAGGATTGTTGAGGTGAGGAACGAGAAGAGAGGTGGAGGCGGACATCATGTTTATCACTATGATGAATATGCTTATGGCGAGAGGCTGGCAAACTGGGTGTATCTGATGGAGTCAGATGCAACCGCACCTACTAGCTAGAGGAGCTAGTTACACCCCCTAAAATCAGAAAGGGAGGGATGAAGACCCTTGGGGGTATGGAAGTCTTTATCAAAAAATCAGATGGAACTGGCAATGAAGATGCCAGATAAAGAAGGAGAAAAAACATGGCGAACATGGGTTCAACTGGAATACAGCGACATATAGACGACCCGTCTGTAACTGTCATAGCTGCCGCTACGGCTACAGGTGTGACTTGGGTATCAGACGCAACTGGTAGTGCTACTGACTTTGTAAAGGCTGTGGCTGCGGGCAAACCAACACACTATTTTGGTGTGATGGACGCTGTTGACAACAGCCTGCTAGAGTTTTGTGGCAACAACTTAGACTTTACTGCCCAAAATGGCCACTGTGCAGTTGAGATTATGATACAGTTTGAGGATGCTTCCGAGCACTCCTTCAACTTTGGTTTCAACGACACTGTTGAGGACGGCAACCTACCAATAGACCTATCAGCAACCACGCTAACAAAGACAGCATCAACTTATTGTGGTTTCGTTTTTGACGGCACAGACGCTACGAACAAAGATTTGTATTGTGTGTGGGTGGATGATGATTCAATCGGTCAGGCAGACACAGCAGGTAGTGTTGATGGGCAGGAAATCAGGATGCGTGGGATGGCCCCTACGGATGCAAAGTGGCTCTACTTAAAGGTGGAGCTGGATGACAGGGGTTCTGGTAATGGTGCTAGGGCAACATTCTTGGCTGTTGACCATCTGGGTCGTAGTATGGAAAAGGTCTTTAATACTTCGGTAGACAGAGACTGCCCATTATGTTACCATCTCGCTATTGAGAACAGAACAGCTACTGGTGGAGATGTATTCCTAGTAAACACGAATTGGGAACAGACTATCCCGAATATGTAATCGGAACGCATTGGCGGTTGGCGATAAACTAACCGCCTACTAAGATTCAGGTGCTACCCTTGCAGCATCTTAGGAGGAAAAATGGCAAGGAATATACCAGCAAGTAAACGTGGATTTGGTTATGACCCCTCGTCACAATCATTAGGAGTTTATGTAAATGGAGTACTAGCTGAAAACTTTTCTGC